GTTCTGATCAGAAAGCAGACTTCCTTAATTGTGTTGCATTTGGAAAGTCTGCGGAGTTTATTGAAAAATATTTCACAAAAGGCATGAAAGCAGATTTATCTGGAAGAATTCAGACAGGATCCTATACGAATAAAGACGGCGTGAAGGTATATACAACAGATATTGTTGTCGAGGAAATCGAATTCGGCGAAAGTAAAGGTTCTTCACAGGCACAGGCAGTATCACCTACACCGAATCCAGAAGCCGACCCGGACGGCTTTATGAGCATTCCTGATGGTATCGACGAGGAGATGCCATTCAACTAATGGATATTTTCGATCAAAAAGAAGTCTTAAAGTCTTTCCAGATTCTTGTTGATTCCAGGGAACAAGCGACCGAACGAGCGGAGAAGCGGTATAAATCCTTTTCCGCTCCATATAGTCGAGCAACATTGGATTATGGTGATTATACCTATAATGCAGTGTTGCCGAGTGGTGAGTTGCTGTTTGATGTCAATAGCACAATTAAGCCATTCTGCGTGGTGGAACGGAAAATGAATTTAGATGAATTGGCTGCATGTTTTACCAGGGGGCGTGAGAGATTCAAAAGAGAGTTTGAACGGGCATTAGATCAGCAGTGTAGGATTTACCTCATCTGTGAAAATTCGAGCTGGGAAAACCTTTTGAACGGTAAATATCGAAGCAAATTCAACTCCAATGCGTTTTTGGCTTCCAGTGTTGCATGGATGGTCCGATACAACATGAATGTGGTTTTTTGCAAAGAGGAAACATCTGGAAGATTGATAAAAGAAATTTTATACAGAGATTTAAAAGAAAGACTTGAAAGGGGTGAGTTTGATGGTTGTAAATTCGATTCAACTCACAGGTGATAGCAATGAGTGAATATCCGAGTATGTATGATGCGGCTATCGAATATGCCAAAAAAGGATTTGCTGTCTTCCCGTTAAAATACCGCGATAAAGTTCCGCTTACCAGGAATGGATGCAAGGATGCAACTACGGACGCGGCTCAGATAAAAGCCTGGTGGCAGAAATACCCAAATGCAAACATAGGCCTTGCGACTGGCTCAGTTAGCCAGAATGTATTTGTAATTGATTTAGACATTGATGAAGATCGCGGGATAGATGGGTATCATTCACTTGAAGATTGGCAGCGTGAACACGGAGATTTCCCAGAAACATGGACAGCCATCACGGGGCGTGGCGGATATCATTTGTACTACCGTGGAAATGGCAAAATAAAGAACCGAGCCGGAATTATTGATGGTGTAGATATTCGCGGAAATGGCGGGTATGTAGTAGCTCCTCCATCAATACATAAGAATGGCAATCGGTATGAATGGGAATATTCACCGGATGAATTTGAGATCGCAAAGGCCGATAACAATGTAGAATACTTCCTGAACCATGACAATCAGAAACGAGGCGCAGCTTTTACCATGCCAAATATCGTGGCAGCAGGACAAAGAAATCAGATGCTTTTTCGTTTTGCGTGTATGATGCAGGCGAAAGGAGCGTCAGATCAATCAGTGTTCGCTGCTACCATGGCTGAGAATGAAAGTTCCTGCTCGCCTCCATTAACTGAACAGGAAGTCAAAGTCATTGTATCAAGTGCGACTAGATATGATAAAGGAAAGCCCATTCACATTGACTCAGAGGGGGTTGCAACGCAAGGGTGGAGGGAGCCGGAGTTTGATTTTACAGAAAAAGGAACAATGATTCAGAGCATTAAGAACATGTGTGAAGCCATTGAGTACGACCCTGATTTGTATGGACATATCAAATATAACGAGTTATCATACGCGCCCTTTGTTTGTGGAAGTCTCCCGTGGGAACATGTAAACATGTATAGGGAATGGAGCAACAGTGATGACAGCAATTTGAAGTCGTACATTGAATCAAAATATGGGCTAAAGAGTCTGGAGAAGATCATGGAAGCACTTAATATCGTGGCAAATAGAAACAGATTCAACCCTGTTGTTGATATGCTTACTGACATTCATAAGAATAAGTGGAATAAAAAGACCGGATATATCAACAAACTACTTCCAGAATATCTGGGAGTAGAAGACACAGAGTATTCCAGGGAATGTATGAAACTGTTTATGTTGGGTGCGATCAGCAGGGCATTCCATCCGGGATGTAAGTTCGACTACATGCCAGTATTATACGGCTCACAGGGAATTGGAAAATCTACATTTCTGAGGCTCTTATCACTCAATAACGCATGGTATAACGACAACTTCAATACAGTCGAGGGTGACAAAGCCCCGGAAAAGTTGCGCGGTATGTGGATGGTGGAACTGGCAGAACTGCTGGCTACTAAAAAAGCAAAAGAAGTTGAGAGCATCAAAGCATTTTTAACGTCCACAGTGGACACGTATAGACCTCCATATGGGCGCAGAACAGAGCAGAGACCAAGAGTGTGTGTATTTGCCGGAACAACCAACAATGACCGTTTCCTGACTGATAGAACAGGCAATAGACGATTCCTTCCGATAGTCACGAGAAAAGAACATGTCCTGAAATCCATGTTTGATGATCCACAAGCCGTAGCGTCAGACTTTACAAACGCTTGGGGAGAAGCCATGGAGCTTTTCGAAAGGGCCGATAGAACACCTAAGTTAATTCTTCCGAAGAATTTACAGAGATACATAGAGGATAAACAGGAGGAATTTATGGAGGAGGACGTGAGAGTTGGAATTATTCAAGAATGGCTAGACCATACAACGGAACCTCGCGTTTGCGTTGCAATGTTATATGAACAGGCGCTGGGTAACGAGGGCCGCAAGCCCACAAGGTTCGAGTCCAACGAAATTCACTCCATCATGCAGAACTGCATTGACGGATGGGAAAGGGAAAATGGCGGGAAACGGGTGAGATGTGGAAAGTATGGTCCACAGATATGCTACCAAAAAGTCAGAAAATTAAGTGAATTTGAAAAAATGTGTGAGTGTGAGATACCATTTGACTAGAATTAGTTACACTTAGTTACATTTAGTTACACCCCAAGATACACCTCAAACCCTTATAAATACTGGATTTTTTACTTAATGTAACTAATGTAACTAATATTTTACTATAAAGTATATTTTAATAATTATATAAAAAGGTAATTATAGGAAAAATTAAATACTTATGTTACACGTTACACATTCAAGGGAGAAGAAATGGCAAGTGTAAAGAAAGAAGATATTCCAATTATGGCAATGTTTATGCCTAAATTATGGGAATCAATAAAAGAATTTTATCTGGTTGAACTTTCTGACGAATATTCAAAAGCAGCCTATGACCGTTGCATAGAATTGATAGAAGTATATCCAGATCCATTAGCCAAAGAACTTGTTTTGGCATTTTTCAAATTTATTGATTCTAAACAAAGGGAGTTGAGAAAGAATGTACAACACGAAGAATAGATACGAGCAGGGGCAGGCTCTCAGGAAAGAAATTTATACGTATATCGTCAGTTATATTAAACTGGTTGGATATGCACCGTCGATTACAGAGATTTCTGAAAGGGTGGATGCCGGGAGAGCTACGGTCTGGAAGCATATCAATAATCTGGTTGATGATGGTTTGCTCAAGACGAACCACCCCAGTACCGACAGAGCATATACTCCGGTTGGGTACGGAATAAGAAAGATAAGCAAGGAGATAAAATGAAACTTTATGACATTGTTGCAGCAGACGGTGAATTTGTAGAGTCCTTGACACAAAGAGAAATCATGAATAAATTCGGACTTACAAAATGCAGATTCCGTACATTCTTGGATAACAGCTATCTGATTGATGGCAAATATTGGATAGATGACTCCGCTGAAGATATGCAGGTGACTAGAAACGGATGTCGGAAGATGTTAAAACAGTTTGATGCTTTAACAGAAGACATAAGGAGGGCTGTCGGATGGGAAAGTTAAAAATCAAGCAGAAAAAGAAATCATTCATTCCGTATACGAATCAGCAGGCTAATGCGTTTGCACAGTCTATCCAGAACTGCCAGAAAGAGCTTAAAGAAATGGAAAAGAAAGCCTATGAAGATGGTTTTACCGTTGGTGAAGATTGGAGTAATACGATTAACACTGTCACAACCATGATGGCTCTGAGACGTTTATATGGCTTTTCTACGAAACGATTGCTTGATGTGATAAGAACTGCCAATGGGTATGTTGAAATGGCAAACAGGGGCGAAATGAGCGTTCTGAGCATGATGCAGGACATTGAAGAGAACACAGATGTAAGATTCGATGAGATGAATAAGAATCTGGTTAAGAAGATGGGAGTATAGATGATTAAAAGAAAGGAATAACACTTATCTAAAGGTCGAATAGAAAGGAGAAAATGGTGCGTGTTGCGTTAATTGATGTAGATGGTCATAATTTCCCTAATCTTCCACTAATGAAACTGTCATCATGGCATAAAAAGAATGGCGATTCTGTTGAGTGGTACGACCCATTAACAGCATGGATAAATCCACCAGATAAGGTGTATATGAGTAAGGTATTTACGTTTACACCGGATTATCCGCATCCTGTATGTGCAACAAAAATCATAAAAGGTGGCACGGGATATGAGTATCCGTCTGGTGGGGAGTCATTACCGGATGAAATTGAACATATTTATCCTGATTACAGCTTGTATCCTGAATTGTGCAAAAGTACAGCTTATGGATTTTTGACAAGAGGGTGCCCAAGAGGATGTGATTTCTGTATTGTTAAGGAAAAAGAGGGACTGAGAAGTAAGAAAGTAGCTGATTTATCTGAATTTTGGAATGGGCAAAAGAACATTGTCCTACTTGATCCAAACATGTTTGCTTGTAAAGACTGGAAGGATTTAAGCCAGCAGTTAATAGATAGCAAGGCATGGATAGATTTTTCACAGGGCTGTGACATTCGGATTATGACCGAAGAAAAAGCAGAATGCATTAAGCAGATGAAGATTAAGCTAATACATTTTGCGTGGGACAGATACGAAGATAAAAATTTCATCGTTCCTAAATTGAAAATATTTAAAGAATTTACAGGATGGAATAGGTCGAAAGTCGCAGTATACGTTTTATGTGGATTTAATACGACAATAGAACAAGACTTGGAAAGAATATACACGATTCGAGATATCGGTTTTTCACCTTATGTGATGATTTATGACAAATACAAATTAAAGAAACGTGATCCGCTGAAAAGAATGCAGAGATGGTGTAATTCAAGATTTATTTTCAATACATGTGAACGGTTTGAAGATTACAAAGGTTAATGCAGTGACATAGGAAATATTAACACAGAAATCATGGAGGACTGCACAATAGCGTGTCAGTTGCTTACATGGGGAAAGCGAGGATGGAAAATGAAAATAACAGTCGAGATTTCTGACGAAGAATTAAAAAACGAAATTCTCAATATAGTTGCTAGAGACTATAAATCTGAGTATTCGGCAGATAGAAGAAGAACCGATACAGTTGTTAAGGAATGCGTCAGAGAGATTATCTATCAGGATAAAGAACGTATTATTGACAGGATTGTTGATCAGGCAAGCCGTGAATGCGGAAATAAAGCGGTTAAGAAATTTCTGGACAGTATTAAATAGAGGGGGATAAGAATGACAGAACAGGAAAAGAAGGAACTTCTGGATGAACTGGAAAAGCGCATTGACGAAAAATACAAAGGTTGTCTTACCAGAGAAGATGTTGCAACCACATTAAAAGCACCGAGAGAAAAGTGGTTCAAAGATGAGAATGGACACGGAGCAAATTCTCTGATGACGGATGCTTTTGATTCTCCCATTATCTCATGGCAGGTTTGGGAAACAATCAGAAAGTTGACTTGTGTTATCTGCGGTAAGCAGTATGTTAGGCAGCTTTCAAATGTAGAGAATGCGGATGAGGTTGCAGAGAAGCTTTGCCAGTTTGTCTACGATTTGAAGATGGAATTTAAAAATCAGGAGGACACAAAATGAGAAGCTACACAATAAATCTTCCAAGAGGACTGGAAGTGGATATTTTTAATTTACCAGATAACTTTGCGAAGAAATCAATCGTGTATTTGGAGAATATACACAGGAGACAACAAAAGATTATAGAGATTGCGACAGATTAGGATTTATTGACTGTTGCGTAAGACATATTAACGGAGACAAAAACAGCTACGATGTAGTGGATGAAAAAGTAGAAGATTTTATTACAGCTCAGTGGATAGAATACGGACAGCTTGACAATAAAGACGATGTGTACAGTACTGATTTTATGGCTGATTGTTACGCAGAAGGTGTACGAAACGCAGTGTTATGCTCTCATTTCGGAACTGACGATCATTACATTTACGACCAGATTCAGAAAGTTCTGGTACAGGTAATTACAATTGTGATGAATTATGAAGATAAGGAGGACGCAAAATGAAATTATTTAAAACAGTAGATGAGAAATTAGCAGAAATTGGATTTACAAAAGTTGAAGAAGATAAATATGGATGTGAGTATGAGAGAAAAAATAATAAATATGGGTATACACAGATTGTATCTATTTTACATAAAAAATCCGGAAGGCACATCTTGCAGTCTTATGATCCAGATATAGGAGATAGCAAAGGAATCGGAAATACTTGTGTTGGTCTTACAGGGTATGAAATGAAATTGTTTATCAAAAAGATGAAACAATTAAAGATGTATTCAGGTAAGGAGGACGCAGAATGTTAATCAGAAGTCAGAATAAGGAAGTTTTAGCTACACTTGAACTTTTATTCGATATCGAAGTTTCGGGTGGAGTAATAAGTGCAAGAAGAGATATGAGTTGGTGCTGCTTGCTCGGAGAATATTCCACCAAAGCAAAAGCCATGAAAGTACTGGATATGATTCAGGAAGCCTATGTAAATGGACATATTGATTATCAGATGCCAGCGGACAGTGAGGTGGTTGTATGATTACATTCTTATTAGGATTTATACTTGGAACCATATTCGGAGTGGTCGGTCTTGTATGCGTGGCGATCATGTACGACAAGCACCACCCAGGCGAATAGAAAGGAGAACGGTATGTTGACAAGGAACAAAAAGCTGAAAGATTACGGTATTCCGGCAGAGGACATAGAAAAACTTAATACGATGCTGAAAGACTTCCCGGCAGAGTATGGATACCTGCTTTCCAGTGCTGCCTTGTCAGCTTGCCCGAAGAACACGGTGATAGCAGATATGGTTATTGAGAATATCTTGCACCGGAAAAGTTACAGGAAAATCAGCAGAGAAAGATATATCCCGATGAATCCGAAGGACTTTTACGGATACAGACGCAAGACCGTCGCTGTACTGTATGAGAGGATGCGGTTGTTGGGAATGTGGGAGGATGAATAAATGCGTTTAATTGATGCAGACAAAATAATTGACTCTCTTGGAAATTCGGATATGGATTTTGCAATAGGTGCAGTTATTGACGAACAGCCGACAGTTTTTGATGTAGATAAGGTTGTGGAGCGGTTAGAAGAAGAAAAGAAGAGAGCATTTAAACTATGTTTGGGAACTAATGACAGCACGCAAAGGCTGAAATACATTGAAAAAGAACAGACGATAGCTTTAGCAATCGAAATTGTAAAAGGTGGTGGAGTTGAATGAGTAACGTATCAATTGAAACATTAGAAAAGCTAAAAGACAGCATGGTCGGAAGAAGATATAAACACTTCAAAGGAAGAACCTGTGTTGTCACCGATATCGCAGTACATACAGAATCTGATGAAATTATGGTGATTTACAAGTGCTTTGTAGACTCACTTGTAACATGGTGCAGACCGTTGGATATGTTTACGAGTGATGTGGACAGAGAGAAATATCCAAATGTCAAACAGAAAAGAAGATTTGAACCACTTTCTAGGCAGGAGGAACACAAATGAGTAGCGCAAGCGTAAGATTCGGAACAAAAGCATATGTATGCGCAAGATACTTTCTTAGACCGGGAAAGTGCTTCAAATACATCGACCAGCGTGGCGAAGATACCACAGAACACATCTATGAGGTCATGGCGTTATATCCTTATTGCGTATTGTTAAGAGATACCAGAAACGGAGTCAGGACTTGCCCGGGATATAACACTTTGAGCCTGATGCTGAGAGGAAGTGAAGCGAGTGAGTAAAGGCAAAGACATTTCGACTATGTTTACAAGAGAAGAAAACAAAAAGAACGGAAGGCTTGGATATTGTCAGGCTACAAGAGAAAAAGACACTATCATTAGCCCTTCACAATATGGAGCATTCTTGCAGAAAAGAGGTAGGAGAAGATGAGTAAATCAGTATTAATCATGAACACACCAAAAGGATGTTTTGCTTGCCCATTTCATATGGCGGATTTCAATTTTAATTTATGCCTTGCAACAAGAAATGATTCAATCAAAATTATTTCTAAAGTAAGCCATGAAGGATTCAAAAAACTGGCAGGAAGACCCGAATGGTGTCCACTGAAAGAATTGCCAGAAAAATTGGAAGCAAGCACACGTGATAATGAAAGATGCGGTCAAGACGCGGAAAATAAGCGATAAAAATAAACAAGCGACAAAAACAAGCGAAAAGGAGAGGTGAAGTAGATGGAGAGATTAACAGAATGGGAAAATGGTAGTGTCACATATAACGAAAAACGAGAGATTGAATGTGGTGAATATTGTGATAGCTGCTCACAGGGCGCAGGAAATTGCGAAACAATAAAGAATATGATTAAAAAACTCGCTGAATACGAGGACTTAGAAGAACAGGGTTTGCTTGTGAGATTGCCGTGTAAGGTTGGAGACACGGTTTATAGAGTGAATGCCGGAGCCAAGCAACCGATTATTCCGATGACTGTTTCAGAAATTCATTTTCTCTGTTACAAAAATGAACGTGCTGTAAGGTTTGACGCAATAGGAAAAGAAGATATGGGAGAAAGTTGCTACCGTTTAGAAGATATTGAAAGAATAGTATTTCTCACCCACGAGGAAGCTGTGAATAAGTCGGAGGAGATGAAAAAATGACAATCGGAAAAAGAATTAGAGAGGTGCGTTTGCAAAATGATATGTCTCTCAGAGATTTTGCAGAACTTATCGAAGTTACTGATACCACAGTCATGGAATGGGAGAAAGGAATCAGCAATATTCCGTTTGTGTGTGCGATAGAGATTGCTGACCGATTCGATGTGAAATTAAATTGGTTAGCCGGATTGGAGGATTAACATGAAACCAGAAGAAGCATTAAAAGAATTAAGCTATGGTGATACAGCCTATGGTGGTAACTGTACTTATGAAGTTAGAATGGGAGCCATTAAAGCGTTGAAAAAGCAGATTCCAATGAAACCAAATAATATAAAATCTATTCTTGATTTTTCTGGCAGATATTATACGGCAAAAGGTAACTGTCCAGTTTGCAACAGTGAGGGACTTTATAAATCAGATTTTTATTGTAATAAGTGCGGGCAGAAATTAGATTGGGAGGGGCGAAATAAATGAATCTTAGAAAAGCTACACTAACCGACTATGGAGTGCCGCCGGACGATATACCGGCGCTTCAAAGTCATTTCAGACACCTTGACGAGAATGACAAGTACAATCTTCTGCAAGTGTCAATCAAATATGCACCAGGCATAGAAACGCAGATATACGACAGCATAGTGAACTGCATAGGATACCGAACAATGGAACGATTCCGGGATATGCCGGTATCTGAAAATGATTTCTACGGATACAAGCGCAGGATCATGGCAGAATATTATCACTTGGCAAAATTGACCGGAAGATTATAAAATTGATAAAAAAAACTAAAAGTGGTGTAGAGGTACATAACCCCTAGTGTGGTATTATAGTGTATATAACTATAGCTATGCTAGGGGATTTTAATTCAGAAAGGATATGATTGGATGATGATAGGATGGCAAACGACCAGAATTTAAATAATAGAGCGGCGACGCAGTTTCGAGCAGGTGAGGAACAGGTGAGAATTGCAAAAAAAGGTGGTATTGCATCGGGTCAAGCACGTCGTCAAAAAAAGACTCTTTCTGAATTAGCAAAAATGATAGCTGAGAATCCTGCCCCGACTGCTGCGAAAAAGAAACTCACAAAGATGGGAATATCTGATGAGGATGCAAATAATAATGCCTGTATTGTAGCTGCTGTATACGATAAAGCTATTAAAGGAAATATGCAGGCGGTGGACAAATGGGAACAGTTGGTAGCTGTATCAAAATCAGATGAAAGCAAATATGAACTTCCTGCCAGAGTACTTGGCAAGGCATTCGTGGATATTAACCGACAGATTAAGCCCAACATTGAATATGTATTTGAGGGCGGTCGAGGCGGTCTAAAATCCTCATTCGTAGCTTTTAAAATTGTTGAGCTTATCAAGAATAATCCTCAGATGCACGCCTGCATTACAAGACAGGTGGCTGGTACTCTGAAAGATTCTGTATATGCTAACATGAAATGGGCTATCAACGAACTGGGATTGATGGAAGAATTTGAATGCAAGGTGTCGCCACTTGAAATCAAGTATATTAAGACTGGACAGACAATATATTTCCGTGGTCTGGACGATGAAACCAAACTGAAATCTATTAAGCCGGAGTTTGGGTATATCGGAATCCTCTGGAAAGAAGAAAAAGATCAAATGAAGGGAGATGCTCAGGAACGTTCTGTTAATCAGTCAGTGCTTCGTGGTGGCGATGAATCCTATGATTTTTCATCATATAACCCACCAAAATCAAAATCAAACTGGGTAAACAGGATTAAGCTCATACCTAACCCGAAAAGAGTTATTCATCATTCAAGTTATCTGGAAGCTCCGGCGGAGTGGCTCGGACAGAAGTTTATTGACGATGCAGCGCATCTGAAAGAAATCAATCCAGAAGCCTATGAGCATGAATACCTGGGTGTTCCAAATGGTGACGGCGGAAACGTATTTGAATATCTGGAAATCAGAGATATTGCAGATGAAGAGATCAGTCACATGGACAAAATATTTCAGGGGTGTGACTGGGGATTTTTCCCTGATCCGTATGCTTTTATTCGTTTGTATTACAATCATAACACTGAAAAGATATATCTCATTGATGAAATTTGCGAAAATAAATGGAGCAATAGGAAATCAGCGGACGAGATTCTAAAAAGAAAATATGATGATTATACTATTACTTGCGATTCTGCTGAACCTAAATCAATCAATGATTATAGAGACTTTGGACTTCCAGCAAGGGGTGCGATAAAAGGGCCTGGAAGTGTGGAGTATTCTATGAAATGGCTTCAGATAAGAACTATTGTTATTGACCCCAAAAGAACACCTAACGCTTACAAAGAGTTTTCAGAATACGAATACGAAAGAGATAAAGACGGAAACGTTATAAGCGGATATCCTGATGAGAATAACCATTTAATCGATGCCTGTAGATACGCAACAGAATCATTGTGGAGGAGAAGAGGGAATAATGCTTAAAAGAGGGTACAGTCTAAAATATAGACGAATATATAAAATCTGGCAGGGAATTCGTCAGAGATGCAATAACCCCAATGACAAAGATTATGAAGACTATGGTGGAAGAGGAATAAAGGTTTGCAAAGAATGGAATAAAAGTTCAGAAGCGTTTGTTCTATGGGCATTAGAAAATGGATATGCTGATAATTTGAGTATTGATAGAATAGACACAAATTCGGACTATTCGCCAGAAAATTGCAGATGGGCAACATGGACTCAGCAGGCAAGAAACAAAAGAATGGAAAAAATAAATTCAACTGGTGTTACTGGTGTTTCCATGGACAGAGGGAAATATAGAGCAACAATCTATGTAGATAATAAAAAAGTTGATCTAGGCAGGCATGACACGCTTGAAGAAGCAGCAGAAGCACGTAGACAGGGTGAGATAAAATACTGGGGCGTGAGTGCATAATGGGACTTATAACAACACTAAAAAGGTGGTTTAACATGATTTTCAAAAAACAAGCCGAAGAGGACTTTAATATCCAGGCGGCAGAATTCCCAGAGATGGAAGCGCTGATTAACCGGTGTGCAAACATTTACAGGGGTGCGCCGGAATGGCTAGATGATAAGAATAATATCAAGACGATTAATTTTGCTAAATCTGTGTGTTCAGAGACTGCCAGACTTGCAACATTGGCGATTGGCATTCAGATAGATGGTTCTGCAAGGGCAACATGGTTACAGGAGCAGATAGATAAAGTATATTTCCAGATCCGGCACTGGGTGGAATATGGCTGCGCTTACGGAACCGTGTTCATTAAGCCGAACGGCGAGAGTCTTGATGTATTCACTCCGGCAGATGTGATGATTGTGGATTACGATAATCAGGAAATCAAAGGGATTATATTCAAAGACTCTTATACGGTTGGTAGAAAATACTACACAAGACTTGAATATCACAGGTTTATTGAGACAACAGTGGACGGAGTGACAACTTATCCGTATTATGTTTCTAACAGAGCCTATGTATCAAAATCTCCTCAAAGCATCGGAGACAAGATTGATCTCAAACAAACCAAATGGGCTGACCTAATGGCAGATACGCCGCCGATACTCAAGGCAAACGGTGAGAAGCTGGACGGACCGTTGTACGGAGTGTTGCGGACACCACAAGCGAACAATGTAGATATCAGTACACCACTTGGACTTCCAATATTCGCAGAAGCTATTGAAGAGCTGAAAGACCTGGATATTGCATACAGCCGTAATGCCGGAGAAATTTTCGATTCGCAGAAGATTGTTCTGGCAGATGATAGGCTGCTGATGCCAAGCGGTACACCTGTAGCAGCCATGTCACCGCAGGGTATGGAGAATAGACGCAATGAGATGAACTTACCGCACTTTGTCAAGAACGTATTTGGACAGGACGAGAAAGAGTTTTATCAAGAAATCAATCCGGTTCTCAACACAGATACCCGTATAAGCGGCATAAACGCCCTCCTTGGACAGATTGGATATAAGGTCGGATTCTCTAATGGATATTTTGTATTTAATGAAAAAAGCGGAATACAAACAGCCACAGAGGTAGAAGCAGGACAACAGAGGTCTGTACAATTTATCAAGGACGTAAGAGACCAATTAGACAAAAGCATAAAACAAGTAGTATATGCGTTGAGCGTATATGCAGATTTATATGGATTGGCTCCAGTCGGTGCATATAAAGTTCAGTGCAACTTTGGCGAAATGGCATATTCTTATGAGAGAGACCGAGACAATTGGTGGAAGTATCGCTTACAGGGTGACTGTCCTCCTTGGATGTATTATGTCAAATTCGAAAATATGACAGAATCCGAAGCAAAAGCAATGGTTAAAGAAGCCCAGCCAGACGAACCAAAACTGTTTGGAGATGAGTAATTATGTTAAGCCCAGAATATTTACGCCGGATAACAGAGGGCAGTGAACAGATTGCGGAAGAATTGCATCAGTATATCATCTCTGAGATTGTGTCGAGAATGATGGCAAGAATCGGCAGAGGTGAGGATTATATTCTGACCAATGCCGATGCGTGGAGAATCAGAACGCTACAGGAATCTGGTGAACTGTTAGAAGACATTCTGGCAGAATTATCCAAATACACCAAACGCGAACAGCAGGAACTTCTTGAAGCGTTTGAAGATGCCGGAATCACTGCAATGAACTATGATGACAAGGTATACAAGGCGGCAGGATTAAGCCCTGTACCGCTCGAACAGTCGCCAGCTATGATAAGACTCATGGAGCGAAATATGCTTGCTACAATGGGAGAATGGCGGAACTTCACAAGGACAACTGCAAATGCGGCTCAGACGCTGTATATCAACCAATGCGACCTTGCATACAATCATGTGATGACTGGAACAGTTGGCTATACGCAAGCCATCAAAGAGGCGGTTAATAACGTTGTATCAGATGGTGTTACCGTCACGTATCCATCTGGCAGAAAAGACACGATCGAAACAGCAGTCGCACGTTCTGTCAGAACTGGTGTGGCTCAGGCTACGGGAGATATATCCCTAAAACGCATGGAAGAAATGAACTGGGATTTAGTTCTGGTCAGCGCGCACATGGGAGCCAGAACGGGTGACGGTGGTCAGAATCCCGGAAATCACTCATGGTGGCAAGGCAAGATATACTCTCGTTCTGGCAAGAGCAAGAAATTTCCACCGTTCTCATTGACCGGATATGGAACGGCGAGTGGATTGTCAGGGGTCAACTGTCGGCATAGTTTTGGAGCCAGTGATGGAGAATTTAATCCCTATACAGAACTATCAGCGCAGGACAAAGCCAACAAAGGTAAACAGTACGAAAAAGAACAGCGACAGCGCACTTATGAGCGAAGAATCCGAAAAACAAAGCGTGAAGTCCTTGGAATGCAAGCGGCGGTTGATAACTGCAAAGACGAACAGGCAAAATTCGCATTACAGCAAGACCTTGACCGGAAGTCTTATCTTTTGCAGAAACAAAATGCTGCATACAAGGAATACTGCAAGCAGAATGATCTAAGAGAGCTGCAAGACCGACTTATGATAGCTAAATGGAACCGCCAGAATGCTGCAAAAGTTAGAGGAGCGGCAAAGAGATATAAAACAGCAAAGGGGATTGACTGATGGATAGATGGGAATATTTCAACCCTAATCCTGTTAAGGATAAGAGAACAGGAGATTGCGTTGTCCGGGCAATATGCAAGGCAACCGGTTTTGACTGGGAAACGGTATTCGCCGGATTAATGATACAGGCATGTGCTCTGTCAGATATGCCGAGTGCAAATTATGTCTGGGGAGCGTACCTCTATAAACATGGGTACAGACGCAAACTGATTGAGCAATCAGAACGGTATATCTATACAGTCAATGATTTTTGCGCAGATCATCAGACAGGCACATACATTCTCTGCATAGATGGTCATGTGGTGACAGTACAAGATGGTAAATATTATGATACATGGGATTCCGGAAATGAAGTCCCGGTATACTACTGGGAAAAGGAGTAGCTAAATGAGCATATCAGAATTTGTACAGATTTTCCTTTCTATCTGCGGAGGGGTGTCTATTGTCGGAGGGGCGGCAGCCGTAATCTTTAAATGGGTTACCCCGGCATTCCGACTTAATAAGCGAGTAGAGACACTGGAAGAACATGATAGACGAGATTATGAAAGTCTTCGGAGAATCGCAGAACGAGATTCATTAATTCTGGAAGTGTTATCGACTATGCTGGATAGTCAGATTAGTGGAAATAATGTGGAAGAATTAAAAAAAACAAAACAGAAGCTTACAAATTATCTTGCACAGAATCAGCGTTAGCATTAGTAAGGGGTATGCTCATGAAATTATATGTGTTCACAAAGAAAGATATAGACAGGTTCTTGATAGAGTGTAATTTCACACCGGACGAAGAAAGATTGTTCCGGCTGAGATGCAAGGAATATACGCTCGAATACTGCGCTGAGCAGATGAATGTGAGCATATCTACCGTAAAGAGATTAAGCAGAAGAGTAAACAGTAAGATTATAAAAGTATGCTAAAAGGAGAGGCAATTTACCCCTCCTTCTTTTTATGCAAAATCTTCTTTTACAGCTCTTTCAAGCAATAAAATTACGTATTCTGGTGGATTTCTTTTACCGCCTTCCCAGTTTTCAATTGTCCTTTTGGGAATTTTGTATTTATCGGAAAAAGCCTGCTGGCTTAACCCGGAAATTAATCTAATTTCTTTGATGCTCATATTGTTCCTTTCTTTCTTCTTTTTATTTCCAACGCTTCACAATGTCTCCGTCGTAATGATCGGGCGCGTCCTCGTCCGGATTGATGCTTTCCAGCACGTAAAACTCCGATCTGTGTTTCTTTTTAAACCTTGTCAGATTTGACCATTTTCCCTCCGCTTCCAGAATGGCTTCTTCTTTGTTCTCAAATTCATCGATGAAACAATCACCGTCTGTATAATCCATAATTATATACTTCATTTTCCTGCCTCCTAGTTAATCCCGCTAACCTTAACTCGGGTTTGTAAAATATCCTCTGTGGGCTCCAGGATTTCAAAGTCAACGATAAGCTCCTCGCCGTCCTGATATACGGCGATTGCTCCGGACTCTAACAGCTCTTCCCCGTCCCCGTCTCCGTACCAGAGCTGACCGAAATAGTATTCCTCTCCGACCTCTATTGTGTCGTTCTGTCCGTAAACGTAAGATAATGTGTTTAATTTTATCATTTTTTATTCCTCCTTGATTTTTTGTTCTTCCCTGTTTCTGATGTTATCATACCACTCGGTGGGTGATATGCCAATACTTTTTTGATACTTTTTTGAACTTCTTAGATTAATACTTTTATGCAAAAATATAATCAGAAAGGCGGTGTATAAGATGGCATTATATAACAATCCTTATCAATATAGTTTTGGCGTTCCGGGGCAGATGAACCAGTTCCAGCAACAGCCTGTCCAGATTCCAGCTCAACCAGTACAGCAACCACAGCAGAATAATAGCGGTATCCTGTGGGTATCCGGCGAAGTCGGCGCAAAATCCTATCTGGTAGCACCCGGGACAAGTGTTTTGCTGATGGACAGCGAAAGTGAAAAGTTCTACATAAAATCCACAGATGTATCCGGTATGCCACAACCACTGCGGACATTTGAATACCACGAGGTAGGTTCTCAGATGCCGCCTAAGCAGCCTGTTCAGAACATGGACAGTAAATATGTTACTCGACAGGAATACGATGATTTGAAAGGCAAATACGAAGTTATCATAAACCGATTAAATTCATTTTCTGAACCTGTTAGGGCTAATACCGTACAGGAATCAGCGACAAAGGGAGGAAATGCAGATGAGTAATCCATTATTTAACGCACTTGGCGGCGGGATGCCGCAGGGAAACGGACCAATGCAGATGATACAACAGTTTATGCAGTTTAAACAGAATTTTAAGGGAGATCCGAAAGCAGAAGTCGAGAAAATGTTGCAGTCTGGAAAGATTTCTCAACAGCAGCTCAATCAAGTTCAACAGATGGCAGGACAATTCCAACACATGTTGAAAGGAATGAAATAGTACATTACAATCTGGCCAGATTGATGTAAATACACAAAAAGGAGATTATATTATGGATGGAAATTATAGCTTAGCAGATATTGCCGCTGCTACTGGAAACGGTAGAAATAACGACGGCATGTTTGGCGGAGATGGTAGCTGGTGGATTATTGTTTTATTCATTTTTGCTTTCTTCGGATGGGGAAACAACGGATGGGGCAATAACGGCAATGGCGGCGGATATGCAGCCACGGCAGCTACTCAGGCAGACATTCAGAGAGGATTTGACAATTCCGCAGTAATCAGCAAACTTGACGGAATCAATAGCGGCCTGTGTGATGGCTTCTACGCCATGAATAACGGTATGCTTACCGGATTTAACGGAATCAACACCAACATCATGCAGACTGGCTTCGGCATCCAGCAGGCTATTAACGCTGACACTGTAGCAAATATGCAGAATACCAATGCACTCCAGGCACAGCTTGCAAACTGCTGCTGCGAAACCAGAGAAGCAATCCAGGGCATAAACTATAACATGGCACAGAATACCTGTGCATTGCAGAACACCATGAACAGCAACACAAGAGATATTATTGACAGCCAGAACGCTGGGACAAGAGCCATTCTTGACTATCTTTGCAATGAAAAGATTTCTAATCTGCAGGCTGAGAACAATGACCTTAGACGTGCTGCTTCTCAGGACCGCCAGAGCGCACTTCTCACAACTGCAATGGCTTCACAGACACAGCAGCTCATTAATGCGATTAATCCGGCGCCGATTCCGGCATATCAGGTTCCTAATCCGAACACATACTACGGATGCGGATGTAACACCGGATGCAATTGTTAATAACTTCATATCGAGAGTATCTTTCGATTGATTTCGGATGTCGGCTTATGCCGTATTACACAGAGGGGCAGGCTGAGACCTGTCCTTTTGTGATATGAAAGGAGTATTTTTATGGCAGAATTTACAAATGTAGCTGCTCAGACTGTAGCAGCAAATGGAAACGTAGTATTTTCAAACACAGCAGTCAAAGGTTCTAACTGTATTCAACACAGAGAGGGAAGTGGAATCATTACACTGAGAGGTTTAACCAATCAGTGTAAAGCTAGATTTTTCGTGGACTTTTCTGGTAATATCGCAATTCCAACGGGCGGTACTGTCAGAGCTATTTCTCTGGCTATTGCAATCTCTGGCGAACCTGTATTATCTTCACAGATGATTTCCACACCGGCAGCAGTAGACCAGTATAATAATGTGTCCTCTGGCATTTATATTGATGTACCTCGTGGATGTTGCGTTAACATCGCAGTAGAGAATACAAGCGATCAGGCTGTTTCTGTTGCGAACGCAAACATTGTCGTAACCAGAGAAGCGTAGGAGGTGTGATTATGAGAGATATTAAAGACTTATGCGCAAGAATCGAAGATGAACTTTCCAAAATAGCTGACAATGGGCTGACCACCGGGAATCTGGAAATGACATACAAACTGATTGATATGTACAAAGATATCAAGAATACGCAGTACTGGGACAAGAAAGTGGAATATTACAACACTGTTCTTGATGAGATGCGTGGTGGCGGATACAATGACGATTACAGCGAACGCGGAAGAAAGCGTGATAGCATGGGGAGATACAGCTCAAATGATGGCAGAATGATGCCAGATTACGACAGGGGTAATTCTTATGCCAGACGGGGCGAGCATTACGTCAGAGGGCATTACAGTCGTTCTGATGGGCGAGATGCTTACGATGACTATATGACGCAGAAGCAAAGCTATCGTTCCGGCAAATCTGAAGACTGCAAAAGGAAGATGCTTGCCGCTCTGGAAGAACATCTGGACGAACTCACAACAGAAATGAGCGATATGTCTAAAGATGCGGAGTGCCGGGAGGAACGTGATCTTGTCAAGAGATACGTGGAAAAACTTCGCGATATGCTCTAAAAACGCAAAAAGTGGTAGAGAGGTAGTTAAAATAAATCTGTTATAATGTAATTGTGCAGCAGGAAGCACAAGTAAAACGGTTGTTTTGACATTTTCGTTTTAATCCTCCTTTCTTTAATTTAGTAGCTGGTGCGCACGCTTTAATGGAAAGTTAAACAGGTTCGAATCCTGCCGTGCGCATTTGTCATCTGGCACGCAAGATGGCTCACCTCCTTGATTAAGGTTTTTGTTATTTATACTTTTCTTTTAAAAGAAATAAATATCCGAAACAACTCGTGGCAGGCATAACACGTTAAATACCTTGCTAACCCGGGAATCCGGGTTAATGGAATGTAGCTCAGTGGTAGAGCAGTAGTCTTGTAAGCTATGTGTCACAGGTTCGATTCCTGCCTTTCCAATTACCTTGCCAGTGGTCTAACTGGCTTAATCCATTTACCTGCGGCGGCAGGTCAATAAACACGACCAGGAGGATGTTATGCAGAAACTTATTGACACATTAAAATCATTTGGAATTGAAATCCCGGAAGATAAACAGGCAGATGTGAAGAAAGCACTCTCTGAGCATTATAAGAACGCAAAAGAAGTAGCGAAAACTCTGTCGAAAGTCGAGAGTGAACGTGATGACTGGAAAGAACGTGCTGAGACAGCAGAAGAGACCCTAAAAGGTTTTGACGGCATCGACCCGGCGAACATTCAGACAGAGCTTGCTGGATGGAAGAAAAAAGCGGAGGACGCAGAGAAGGAATTTAATGCGAAGATTTATGACCGCGATTTCTCAGACGCACTTAAAACAGCACTTGATGATGTTAAATTTTCCAGTGAGGCTGCAAAGAAGTCTGTTATGGCAGACATCAAGGAAGCAGGATTGAAGCTGAAAGACGGTAAAATCCTTGGACTGAATGACCTGATCGAGCAGATGAAACAGTCTGACGCATCAGCTTTTGTGGATGAATCTCAGCAACAGGCTCAGCAGAATCAGGCAAGGTTTACTACTCATGTTGGACAGCAACAGACACCGGGAATCATGACAAAGAAAGATATCGAAGCAATCAAAGACCCGTCCGAGAGACAGGCTGCAATTGCTCAGAATATCCAGTTATTCCAGTGATTTTTTACACCGACTATACGCCAGAGTATAGCCGCTAACCCAATACCTTAATAGTTATGGGTAGAAAGGATTTTTTATATGGCAGCAAAAGCTAATCTTATTATGAGTAATGATATCCAGGTCACAGCACGTGAGATTGACTTTGTTACCAGATTCGAAAGAAACTGGCAGCACTTACGTGATATTCTGGGCATCATGAGACCTATCAAAAAACAGCCGGGTGCTGTACTCAAGTCAAAATACGCAGAGGGTACTTTGCAGAGCGGAAATGTTGGTGAGGGTGAGGAAATCCCTTACAGCAAGTTTACTGTAAAAGAAAAGAACTATGCGGAAATGACTATCGAGAAGTACGCAAAGGCTGTATCTATCGAAGCAATCAAGGATCACGGTTATGAGAACGCTGTTCAGATGACTGATGATGAATTCCTTTTCCAACTTCAGACTGACGTTACCGGCAGATTCTATGATTATCTGAAAACCGGTACGCTTACTTCCACAGAAACAACATTCCAGATGGCTCTGGCAATGGCTAAGGGTCGCGTAGAGAACAAATTTAAACAGATGCACAGAAATGTGACTGGCGTTGTTGGATTTGTGAATATTCTGGATGTATATGAATATCTCGGCGCGGCTGAGATTACTATTCAGAATCAGTTCGGTTTCCAGTATATGAAAGATTTCATGGGATTCAACACAATCTTCCTGTTATCTGACAGTGAGATTCCAAGAGGACAGGTTATTGCAACACCTGTTGAGAACATTGTTCTGTATTATGTAGACCCTAACGAATCTGACTTTGCGAGAGCGGGGCTTGTATACACTGTATCTGGCGAGACAAACCTGATCGGATTCCACACTCAGGGCAACTACCACACAGCAGTATCTGAAGCGTTTGCAGTAATGGGACTTACTCTTTTTGCGGAGTACATTGACGCAATCGCAGTAATCACCATTGACGAAACACCAACGCTTGGCACTCTGACAGTAAATTCCGTGGCTGGAACAGCAAGTGGCGACACAAAAATCACTGTAAATCCGGCTAAGGAAAATGCCAACAACGTATATAAATACAAAGTTGCAGCAGAAGCAGTAACTGTCGGATATGGACAGAATCTCAGAAATTGGACTTCTTGGGACGGAAAAGCTGACATTAAGGCAGCAACCGGACAGAAGATTACAGTGGTTGAGTGCGATGGAACATACAAGGCACTGAACGCCGGAAGTGCAAGCGTAACAGCGAAATCATAAATGTAGGAGGTAACTGGCATGGCTTATGCAGATTATGAATTTTACACAACTTCATATTTCGGTTCAGTTGTGCCAGAAGCCGACTTCCCACGACTGGCGGAAAGAGCCAGTGATTTTGTGGACGCAATGACGTTTGACAGGTTGGTGGATGGACTGCCGACAAATGAACGCTCACAGAAGCGTATCAAAAAGGCGGTCTGTTCATTGGCTGAATTAATGTATCAGATTGAGCTTGCTGAAAAGAATGCTGCCAATGCCGCCGCTAGTGGAGCATCAACCACAATCGGGTCCGGTGGTAGCACAACAGGCATTGTAACATCTGTATCATCTGGCAGCGAATCCATCTCTTACGCAACACCTCAGCAGATTGGGGCAAGTGCAAAGGAATGGAGTGCGGTGTATGCCGCCGCCGGAGATGTGCAGAAAACGAACGACTTGCTTCTTAAGACAGCTTTGCCGCTTCTGATGGGAGTGAGGACGGATGATGGGATACCAATATTGTATGCAGGAGTGTGATAGAAATGATGGAATTAAAACAGACCGTTGAAATGATGAATAGTGCAGATTACAAGGAACGCTTTAAGGCAGAGTATATGCAGGTGGTTATTCGATATAAGAAACTTGCGAACATGCTTGAAAAATGGGATAAAGGAGAACTCTCATTTACTCCTACTTGTCCGAGAAGCACTTACAATATGCAGGTAAGAGCAATGACGGATTATATTGCTGTTCTGGAAGCAAGGGCAGTTATGGAAAAAGTTGATTTGGAGGTATGATTATGGACATTTCAACGCTTGGCTCATGTATCGCAATCGTTATGATCTGCTACATCGTGGGAATGGGCTGTAAAGCATCAAAAAGAATCTCTGATGAATGGATTCCAGTAATTATGGCGGTTATTGGTGGAATTCTCGGAGCGGTCGGAATGGGAATTATCCCGGATTTCCCGGCAACGGATTATATCACGGCAGTTGCAGTCGGTATGTTTAACGGACTGTCGGCTACTGGTGTGAATCAGGTTATTAAGCAAAGTATTATGAAAGAGTGATTTTATGGGTGGACGTGGTGGAAGCAGTGGATTAAACAACGAGAAGCCAGTTTCTAAGTTAATGTCAAAAGTATATTTCAACTCTGCAAAGAAAAGTGACGCACTCAGAGGAAGTGGAATTGTCAAGAAAGACAATAAACTCGAGAAGGTCATTAATTCAGAAAACGCTAGCTATTTTAAGTCAATCAAGACAAAGAGTGAAGCAGTAAAGACAATGAATTATATAAATGACAGATTGAGTGAGAGTAAAAGGAAAATCGCAAAACTTGGAAGTGCAGAGGCGTTATTTAAAAATCAAAGACTTGCTATAGAGCATCGAAAATTAGTCAATGCCAGTACAGCCATGAGAGATGAAATGCACAAATTTTCAAAGGCTTCTGAAAAAGGCGATACAAGTGCTTTGCACGATACAAGCCGTACTACCACCACTTATGACAGAGCCAGAAAGCGCAGAATGAAAAACTTTGATTCGTGGTTCTTTGGAAGCGGAAAGAAGTAATCTATGGCAAACCGAGAGACAAGTATAGCTTATGAAAATCTGAACCGCCGTATATTCCCCGGCGTTGGCGAATACGGCATACCACAGATAGAACCGGAATCGTTCGAGGGTAACTGCGAATTTGTTGGTTTTAATTATGCCAGAGGAAAATGCAGTAATCCAGAAGAGAAAGCTGTTCATTTTTTCTTGGATGACTACCAGTTTGACGCATTATGGAGAAATCCAGACAGATATGTTGATAAGCTGAGCCAATTCCGGTATGTTCTGACACCGGATTTTAGTACCTACACCGATTTCCCAAAAGCTATCCAGATTTATAATCATTATCGCAAACATTGGATTGGGGCGTACCTGCAAGAATACGGTTGCAAGGTGATTCCGACAATCTCATGGAGTACGCCAGATTCTTACGAATGGTGTTTTGACGGTGAGCCAGAGGGTGGAACGGTTGCGGTAAGTTCGGTTGGATGTATGAACAGTTTAGGCAAAAAACGCTTATTCTTATCCGGCTACGATGCCATGATTGAGAAATTGTACCCGGAAAGCATTATCTTTTACGGAAAAGTACCGGAAGAGTGCAAGGGTAATATTGTCAGAATCAAAGCATTTTCTGATAAATTTAACGAGGTGAAGTGTAATGGGTGGTAGAGGCGGAACAAGTGGCTTTGGAAGTGGAAACGTTGTCATACATAAGCAAGCCGAGCCAAATAAGCAAGGATACTCCTATTATATGACTGGGACGAGAAATGTAATATCGAACTGGGACGATGAGGGTAATTATCATGCCAAGGGAATCTCCAAGAAAGAGGATGTTAGACAACGCTTTGACAGCGTAGAAGAAGCCATTAAATACGCAAAGAAGAACAGATATAAATATTTAAAACTGTAAAAAGGAGGGTATCATGTACGAAAAAACAGTGACGATTTTCAATTATTACGAAAGCAAAACGACTGGAGATGCGTACTGGTATCCTCATGTTTTATCTGGCGTCGACCTCATTACCGACAAAGGGGCAATCCTTAAGAAGTACGGGCCAGACGCAACAGACAACGCACAGTTACACGTACGCTATACCGTCCAGAATGGCGATATAACCATTGCTGACAGCAATGGCAAGATTCTCCCATATGTACCGCCTAAAGAGTGGAAAAGACAGATTAACAACGCTCTGGAAGATACTATCACATTCTCAGATGAATCGTTCTTCTGGGAAGGTGAGTGGACTGGCGGAATAGTAACTGATGGTGATTATCGAAATGGATTCTATCAGTACATGAATGAGAATAAGGATAACGTGTTCAAGATTACCAGTGTAGGCGGTCCGTATACACTGATTCCTCACTTCGAGATTCTTGGTAAGTAATATGAGCAAAATTCATCATTTCAAAGGATTCTCCGTAGTTGACGGAGATATGAAAATCAAACTGAATATGGATAGATTTTCTAGGCAATACCAAGAAGCCCAGTATCTCCTTGATGGAATGGTTATGGACAGTATGGTTCCGTTCATGCCGATGATTACAGGGGACTTTATCAACCGGACAAGAGTTGAGAGTGCATCCTTGCAAGGAACTGGGAAAGTATGTGCGGCGGCGGCTCCTTATGGACGTTTTCTGTACGAGGGGAAAGGAATGGTTGATGAAGCAACTGGAAGTCCCTACGCAAGACGTGGAGCAAAGAAAGTTCTTGTCAGTCAGTTTTCTGGTCAGACAGCCGCAAAGGAAAATCTTGAATACACCAAACAGGCTCATCCACGAGCACAGGCAAAGTGGTTCGATGCTGCTAAGCGACAATACGGTGACACATGGCTTCGCAAGGTAAAAGCACAGGCAGGAGGTGGACGACATGGTAGATAAGCCAATTGGCAAAGATGCAACCGGATATGAGATTTTGACAGATGCCATGAAAGCACTTCTGAACCAGTATCCAGGGCTATACGAAAATGAAACAATCAAATTTGAAGAACTCAGCAAAGATTCCGGAATCGCTTTCTCGGCAGACAATGGAGCTTTAATCTATTCAGAAAAGGAAGATGTATGCGGAGTAATGCATCAGGTATGCCAGTATCCGTTTTATGTGGTTTACCGCACGGCATCCGACAAAGAACGGCAGAAGTTATCTGTTCAGAAGTTTCTGGATAATCTCGGTAAATGGATATGTCGGGAACCAGTTGTCATAAACGGCGTTGAGACACGCTTATCTGCTTTTCCAGAACTTTCACAAGGAAGAGTAATAAAACGTATCACCCGTGATAATTCCTATGGCTTAGAGCCACAGGAGAGTGGTGTACAAGATTGGCTATTGCCATTGTCAGTACGCTACGAAAATACTTATGAAGTAATATAACAAGTAACAACCGGCTATCAATTAGAGATAGTCGCTAACCTACACAGCCTTTAAAAGTTATAGGCAGAAAGGACTTATTTATGCCAACAGTTACAGGAAAAATTGACCGTAAATATATGGCTCATTACATTGATGCCGGTTCTCTTTGTGGGGGACTGACACCGAAATATGAGCGTCTTGGAAAGGACCTGGAAGAGTACAACATCGAACTCAACCCGGATACCGAAACATCTAAAAACATCCTTGGAGAATCCACATTTAAGCATAATGGCTATGAGGTATCTTCTGATGCTGATCCGTTCTATGCAGACACTACTTCCGATCTGTTCACAGCATTGCAGAAGATTGTAGATGGACGTCTCAAAGACGACAACCTCAAAACAAAAGCAGTTGAAGTCCATCTTTGGACAGAAGCCACAGCAGGCAAGTATGAAGCATACCAGCAGGATTGCTACGTTGTGCCGACCTCCTACGGCGGTGATACATCTGGCTATCAGATTCCGTTCACAGTTAATTACGTTGGGGAGCGCGTCAAAGGTAAATTTGACATTACTTCCGGCTCATTCACAGCTGACAGCGAATAATTTTTAGGAGGGCGTAGAAAATGGCAAAAACAATTAACACGAACATTGATGATGGATTTCTTCTTTTCACATTCACGAACAAACAGGGTGAAGTGTTTTCTTCGTTTAAATTGAATCCTACTGACATTAACGTTGCGGCAAGAGCGGAAGAACTGGAAACTTTCTTTGAACAGGCTCAGGAATCTGTTAAAAAGGTTTCCTCTGGTAAAGAGATGGCAGAGATTAATAAGCAGATTGAAGATAAAATCAATTATATGCTCGGATACGAAGCATCTAAGGATTTATTCAAAGAACCAATTACCGCAACAACTGTTTTTGGAAATGGCCAGGTGTTCGCCTATATCGTTCTGGACAAAATCAATGAAGCACTTACTCCGGAAATTGAAAAGAGAAAGAAAAAAATGCAGGAAGTGGTCGATAAGTATACGGAGAAATACACAAAATGACCGCTTATGAGTTACCCACCTCACTAAATATCAGTGGGGTGGATTTTTCTATCAGAACAGATTTTCGTGCGATTATTGATATTCTCATTGCCATGAATGATCCGGAATTAGACGAGCAGGCAAAAGCAGTTGTTATGTTACAGATCTTGTTCGAGGATTGGCAGAATATACCGCCAGAGCACTTATCTGAAGCCTGTCAGAAAGCATGTGAATTTATTGACTGCGGACAGGCTGATGACAACCCGAACAGGCCAAAACCCCGTTTGATGGATTGGGAGCAGGATGGAGATATGATCGTACCGGCTGTAAATAAAGTTGCCGGAAAAGAAATCAGGTCCGTTCCGTATATGCACTGGTGGACGTTCTTCGGATACTTCATGGAATCTGGCGAATGCCTGTTTAACACGGTTGTTGGAATCCGTTCAAAAAAAGCAAAGGGCGAAAAGCTTGATAAATGGGAGAAGAAATTCTATCAGGAAAACAAGAATCTTATTGATATAAAAACGCGTCTCTCTGAAGAGGAACAGGCTTATAAAGATAAGCTTAACGAGATGCTTAACCTCAAATAGTTAGGAGGTGGACACATGGCTGCTGATGGCTCAGTCATTATTGATACCAGAATGGACACGTCTGGCGTACAGAACGGCGTGTCTGCAATAAAAAAGTCATTTAACGGCCTTGGAAGTGCTGTAAAAAAAATCGGTCTGCTGATTGGTGGGGCTTTTGCGGTTGGCAAGTTGGTACAGTTTGGAAAAGAGTGCACAAAACTTGGTTCAGATTTAAACGAAGTTCAAAGTGTTGTGAATGTAGTTTTTCCAAATATGACTGAAAAAGTTGATGAGTTTTCAAAAAAAGCAGCAAAAACAGCAGGCTTGTCAGAAACAATGGCAAAAAAATATGTAGGCTTATTTGGATCAATGGCAAAACAGTTTAATTTTACGGAATCACAGGCCTACGATATGTCAACACAGCTTACCCAGCTAGCAGGAGATGTAGCTTCTTTTTACAATATTAGTCAGGATTTAGCATATATCAAGTTAAAGTCTGTATTTTCTGGTGAAACAGAAACATTAAAAGATATTGGGGTTGTAATGACTCAAAATGCACTTGACGAATATGCATTGGCTAACGGATACGGCAAAACCACATCCGCCATGACCGAACAGGAGAAAGTGGCTCTCCGTCTGGCTTTTGTGCAGAAACAGTTGTCTGCCGCATCTGGTGATTTCATCCGAACATCTGACAACTGGGCGAACCAGGTGCGAGTGATGCAGTTACAGCTGCAATCTCTCAAGGCGACAGTTGGACAGGGATTGATTAATCTCTTCACTCCTGTTCTGAAAGTTATTAATATCTTGCTCGGCAAGTTAGCAACTCTGGCAAATGCCTTCAAGTCATTTACGGAGTTAATTACTGGAAAGAAATCATCTGGACAAACAGGCGCGAGTGGTGCAGGTCTTGCCGGGACAGATGCAATAGCTGATACGGCAGATCAATATGGAAATGCTGCCGATAATGCCGAAAAGCTGGCAGATGCAACAAATGATACAGCGGACGCAACTAAAAAAGCTACTAAAGCGGCAAAAGGGTATCTTGGCCCCCTCGACGAAATAAATAATTACTCAACGGATAAAAGCGCAGATTCATCGTCAAAAGTACCGGGTGCAACCGGTGGACTTGCAGATCAGATGAAAGATGCTGTACAAAATGTTGATTACGGAAAGGTGGCAGAGGGCGAGACAGTTCTTGATAAGATTAGCGATTCGGCAAAGAAACTTGCAAATTTGTTCAAAAAACTTTGGAAGCCTTTTCAGGACGCATGGAAAAAAGAGGGCAAGAACACCATTGACGCAGCAAACATTGCTTTGTCGGGAATTGCGAAGCTTGCCAAGAGTGTAGGCAGGAGTCTCATGGAAGTCTGGACAAACGGTACAGGTACGACAATGCTTACAACCATGCTAAGGATTGCTCAGAACGTGCTTAAAACTATTGGGAATATTGCATCTGGTTTTGCCGATGCGTGGAATAAGAACAATGTCGGAACGCAGATTATACAGAACATCGCAGATGCTCTTGTGGTGGTTATGCAGTTCATTGAGAGAATTGCCGCAGATACGGCAACGTGGGCGGCAAACTTAGATTTCTATCCGCTGTTAGAATCTATCAGTAATCTGACAAGTGCATTTGCACCAATTCTGGAATCCATTGGAAATGTTCTTGAATGGATTTACAATAACATCGTTCTTCCGATGTTGAAATGGGTTATTGAGGTAGGACTTCCGACAGTGATTAATTTAGTCGCAAAAGTAGCAACTTTTCTTGCTGATCATCAGTCGATTGTTGAAGCGTTCGGCGCAGCCCTAATCGGAGCGTTCGCGGCAGCAAAGATTGCAGAATTAGCATCGGGAGTTATTAAAAGTGCATCTGGAATAGCTACAGCTGTAAAAGGACTTATCGCGTTAATGACTGGCACTGGCGGGATCATGGGTGGAATCAAGGCCATTGCGACAGCAATCGGTACTGGCGGGATTTTCGCGATCGCAGTCGGTGCTGCTATAGCAATCGGAGTTTTGCTGTACAAAAACTGGGATGAAATATGCGCGGCAGCAACAAAATTAAAAGACTGGGTTGTTGAAAGGACTCGTGAATTGTCAGAATCAGCAACACGTACATTAAGCAATTTGAAAGAAAAGATAGCTAATGTTTGGAATATTATTAAAACATCAACATCTACTACTTGGAACGCAATCAAAAAGACACTTTCTGGCCTTTGGAACTCTCTTAAATCTACAGCCAGCACAGTATTTAATGCGATTAAAACCAAAGTTACTGGCGTTTGGGATAAAATAAAAGACAAGACATCTCGAACATGGGAAAGTGTTACTACTTTTATATCTACTAAGGTCGAAGCGATAAAAACCGCTATTACTGATAAGTTTAATGCTGCCAGGGATGCGGTCAAATCAGCATTTGAAGGTATCGTGGACTTTATCAAAAGGCCAATTAATCAGGCAATCAGCATTGTTAATAATGCAGTCGGAATGATTAATAGTGCAATTGGTGGAATTGAATCTGCATTTTCTTTCGGCCCATGGAATGTGCCTACGCCATTCGGAACAAAGAGAATTGGGTTCCATGCAACATTTCCACGTGTCGGAACTATTCCGTATCTGGCCAGTGGCGCAGTTATTCCACCAAGGTCAGAATTCCTTGCGGTATTAGGAGATCAGAAGAAAGGGAATAACCTGGAAGCACCGGAAAGCCTGTTACGTCAGATCGTCCGGGAAGAGTCAGCGAAAGGACAGGGAAATGGAAACACTTACAATGTTACAGTCAATGCATCTGGCAGAAAACTGTTAGACATTATCATTGATGAAGCGGAGCTTAGGAGACGCAGAAATGGCGGTCAGAATCCATTCTTGTTAGGAGGTGTGTAAATGGCACAGGAACAGTTTAAGATTGATGGGGTCATTATAAAGGCCCCTGACACATACAAGCCGGTGTTCGCAACTACATCAACAGAAAGTTCTAAAAGAAGCCAGGATTTAGTTATGCATAACACACCAATGGGAACCATTGCTGGGTATGACATGGAATGGGGTGAACTTAAATGGGGAGAGATTGCAACGATTCTCAACTCTATGATCAACAAAAGTCAGTTCACATTTCATCACAAAGATCCTCGAACCCCCGGCAAATGGATTGACAAGA